TCTCTCGCTGACTATCTTGACGCAAAAAAAGTTTATAAAGAAGCAGAAGAGAGACTGAACGAGATACACGAGGAGGAGTATCCTGCAAACTTGCAAAATATTAACTATTCAAACAACGCATGAAACACACACTTAAAGACGAATTTAAACTTACAAATGACGGAGATAATTGGGGTAATGTAATGGCATGGCTATTTGCTATAGGTGATTACATTACATTTGAAACTGACAAATGCATTCCAGGCACATGGCAATTTAAACCAAGCATGTGTGGTGCAAATGAAGATTGTTATATATTCCAATCATTACGCCATTTCGCATTAGAGAAATACGTGACAAGCGAGGAAATCTTGCAATTTGGTAACATACTTATTCGCGTTCGTGATATTCTAGAAAGCAAAGGAGAAAGTTACTAATGACACATCACGCAGCACAACTCTTTCCAATCGCCTTGCAAGAGTTGATTGAGATTGGCGAGAAAGCACGGAAACAAAGAGAGCAAAGGGAGCGTGGTGCATTGCCCCGTGAAACGGGGGCATGCAAGCAAGTAGCGCGTAAGGAGAAACAACTTAAATTACAATTACAAACAAGGATATAATTATGACACCAAAAACAAAACAAGGACGTTTAGAAAAGAGAGACGAAAAAATAAGCAAACTTATTGATGAAGGCTGGGAATATAACAAAGTAGAAGATTGCGGTTTAATCGTACTAACTCACATTTTTGGCAATAGAATTGTGGCACTTGGTTTCAAGGGAACTTCTCTCAAACCTTGGTTTCACTATCGATTTGCAAGTGTAGAAAAGAGAATAAAATTCGTGCAAGATAGAATTGATTTCTTGCGGAAAGATTCTGTGAGCAAATCAAGAAAGAGTCCGGACGCAAGCGAGCATTTCATGGAAGGTGATGTCTTGTATGATTCTTGGGGATATGATCAAACAAATGTTGATTGGTATCAAGTAACTAAGGTAAAGGGTAAATCTATTTGGCTGCGTAAGATTGCAGAAAATTCAAGTGATGCTGGAAATTGCTCATCTGGTTACACTCAACCCCGTAGATATGAATTTATAGGTGGAGAGTTTAGAAAGACAGTGCAACCAGGCGGTCATGTTTGCTCACCTTTACGGGGTGGCCTGTATAAATGGGATGGTAAGCCAAAATATTGCAGTTCTTACCATTGAGAAACAACTTAAACTACAATTACAAACAAGGATATAATTATGAGCGAGAAACAAGAAACACACACACCTGGGCCATGGTCAATTGAAGATTGCACGCCAGGAGAAACCACGGGGTTGCGCTTTGCAATCAACTCTAAGGATAACGTCATTGCACGCACCACTGACGGGTGGAAAGAAGCACAAGCAAACGCACGCCTAATGGCAGCAGCGCCTGAGCTTTTAGAGCAGTGCAAGCTCTTTGAGAAATTGCTTAGTACTTTAATCATGGAAGGCGATAGTGGCGCGGATCTCGAAAGAGATAATTTACGTGCAATCCTGGACAGAGTGGAAGGAGAAACAGCATGAAAGTCTTACAAGATCCATTAGGGGGCTGGTGCGTTGCAAATCATATCAACGGGTCAACCTGGTCAATTATCAAAGGCAAGTTTGACACAATGAGAAACGCGCAAGCTTGGTTAAATCAATACAAACAAACAGAAAGATTATATAAATGAATGACAAAGTAAAATTTGAAGGCATAGACGATTTTAACAGACCTGTTTTTAAATCTGTAAATAATCGCAATAGATACGGGTCAACAGATGAATTATTTTCTCATGATGTAAAAGAGAAATATGTTCTCAGGTGTATGGGAGAAATTAAATCACTTACATTTTTTGGCACTTGCTTCAATTGTGAGCCTACCGGGGGAAATTATCCTGTAGAGGTGGAAGGAGAAACAGCATGAGCAAAGTAGTAAAAGTATGGACTAAAACTCCACAAGAAATGTTAGACTATATTCTTGAGACAGACAGATCAAATAACATGCATACGCAACCAGATTATTCTCTTAGTTTTTATATTGGAAAAGACCTAGCTTACATTCGTGAGGTTTATGAAGAGTACAATGGTATTGAATGTTTAACTGAAGAGGAACAGATACAACTTGGTTATTATAAACTAGAAATTAAATAATGAGTAAACAAGACAACAACTCACTGCTCCCAAAGCTCGCCATGGGCATGGCGCTCTTCATAGCGCTCAAGCTTGTGCCGAAAGTGCTTGCATGGTGGGCTAAGAGAAACAAGAAACAAATCAACTAAAAATATATAATGAAAATAGAACTAGAATTTGATATAACAAAGACAACACAAGATTTCATGGAAGGTACATGGCATGGTAATATTGATGATGATTCAGTTTACTTGCATTACTACGCTGAACTATTAATAAAACATAAGATCGCATCTCTTGTAGAAAATATTGACTCCGAGTATGGAACAGGTACTCACGCATGGAATAGAGGCATGGAACACATTGAAGAGAAATGTCACGTATCTTTGTTTGAGGAGAATGGCAAAGAGATAGATCCGGAATCTAAGCATGGCACTTTCGTTGCATGGAAGGATGGAGTACCAGCATGATGTCAATAAAAAGAGAAATACAAACTTTGACAAAAACTTCGGAGGGTGCATGAACACTACAAACTTGGACAAAATTAAAGAATTAACAGAAGCACTTAAAGAATCCATCAAATGGTTGGAATGTACAGAAGATGGTACAGATGAACAGATTAGGAGAATCTTTGGTGAGGAAACTGTAGACATGTTAAATCGCCATAGAAATATCGTGAAAAAAACTTCGGAGGCTAGTGTTTTCCCGTGGGAAGAGAAGCAGGAGATCCAACGTAAAGTAATCTATGAAACAGATCCAAGGTTAGATCCAAACTTTGAGTCTAGTGAAGATTCGTGATTATACGAATATCATAATCAGATTATCAGATAAAATACGCATATCCCTAGAATCGTCAGGAAGGCATCTAAAAATCGTTTTCTTTTCCATACTCGTACTTTTCTGTATCAATTACGAAACGCACGATTAGATACCTCTATGGGCTCGCAATGTAGTTGTTTGTAGTTTTATCTGATACTAAAATGGTTTCTTATCATGTAATCTTGCATCAACTCGTGTTGAGAAACGACCGGTTGGTTTGGTAAAGGTTAGCTTGGTTGCACGCACCTCTCCATTTCTATTCTTCGCAACATTGCAGATAATATCGTCATTGGTTGGATCTACTTCTTTTTCACGATGCATGAGTAACACGCAATCTGCATCCTGCTCTATACTTCCTGACTCTCGGAGATCCGAGAGCATGGGATTGCGGTTTTGAGATTCAAGCGCACGATTTAACTGACTCAAGGCAAGCACGGGAACTTCATACATCATAGCCATACTTTTCAGCGCTCGTGAGATTGCGCTCACCTCTTGCACTCGTGAGTCATGTCCAGGTGAGGAGAGCAGCTGCAAGTAATCAACAACGATTAAACCAAGCTCACCTTCCAATCTTTGTTTAGCAACAAATGCCTCAATACTTTGCATGGTTGCTTGGTTATCATCCTTGAAAGTAATTGGCCAACCTTGCATTGCTTGCACTTGAGTCTCTAGCTTTTGCTTATGTCCTGCATTGAGAAATCCCTTGCCTGTAGGTTTGCGCACTCCACTTGCATTAGAAAGTAATCTTCCGGCACACTCACTTGCAGACATCTCAAGGCTTGCATAGCTTGCCCTTAAACCACGTTTTGCAGTTTCATAGGTCATTTGTATTGCTAATGCACTCTTCCCTACTCCTGGACGTGCTGCAAGCACATACAAACTTCCTTTCTTGAAACCACCTCCAAGTATTGCATCAAGCTTTTCCAAGCCTGTGGGTATTGCTTGTGTACCACCAGCATCTACTTCAAGAAATTCTGCAAATGCTTCTTTGCTTGCTGCACCACATGCAACCACGCCTTTGCGTTGACTAAGTGATTTCGCTACCCGGTTAACAAAGCTTTGACTAATCTCCTCTGCTGGCTTGCTTGCTTTTAAATCATCTGTGGCATGATAAAGTGCCGTTTCCACGGCCCTCGTGTTGCGGTACTCAATCAGATATTCAATGTATCTCTCAATACTTCCACCACCATACTTCTCGCTAAGAAAAAGGATTTCATCTTTCAAGTGTGCATGTTCTATGATCAAATCAATCTCATTGCATGGAGAAAGACGCAGGCACGTTTCAAAGATCGTGGAACGATCCGTGGTTGAGAAATCATCCTTGGTAAGTGCTTCTCCTGCTTGTGCGGTTGCTACTCCACTTTCATCATGGAGCATGGAGGAGAGAACTGCTTGCTCGGCTAATTCGTAATCAATCACTCGTCTGGATGTACTTCAGTAATATCAAAATTCAAGCCTTGCGTGGAAATAGAATTATCCACGTGGTTATCATACCCTCCATCATTCAACCAGGAGTTTGGATGTTTTGCATAATTTCCTTTAGCATGGAAATGCTCGTTGTATTTATCTGCAACTATCTTGGGATCAAGCTGTGAGAGATCATCCCAATTCAATCTGATAGTCTTGACCACACGTCTTGCAAATTGCTGGTTTTTACATACTTCCCAGAATGCTTGAAACCATGCATGAGTTTCCTCTTTTTTTGCATCCTCGTTTTTGCTCTCTGTATTATTTTTCATTATATCTTTAGATATAATAACATTATCTACACACGTGTGCGCGCGAGGATTGTAATACGGGGGTATTACATTGGCATTTTGAATGGTCGGTGCAATGAACTGTGAAATTGCTGCTTTTACGACCTCAGATTTCTTCATTCCTGTAAGCTCACAAAACGTCATTAATCTTGCGTTTGCAGACTCGTTTAATCGGAACGACGTGGTGTAACTTTTTGCCTCTTCTTTTTCTTCTTCTGACATATTTTTATCCTCCTATGATTGCGACCAACCATGCAAAAATCATCCACATCCAGGTCAAGGTTGCAGCGATAAACATTGCGGTAAATATTATTTTATTCATTATTTTATTAAGTAAACTCATATGTGTTTATGTGTAGCTGTTTGTAGTATTTGATCCCGTGAAAGAGTGCGGGATGAGTATTTTTTAATGGTTTCTACAGGTATTAAGTATGCCTTTTTTGGTTGGGTGTCACCCTTTCCTGTGAAGATCCGCAGGGGTGGATTCAACGACACAATCAAGTCTTTTAACTTCCTTGGAGTAATAAAAATAAACTCCGTTTTTGTATCGAAGATCCACCAATCTGCGGTTGTTCCCATGAGTCCGGATGGCTTGCCATACATCTCCACTTCCACCACCAGGTTGCCACTATAATGCGCCTTCCAATCTTGTTTAACCTCGTATCCTTCCTTTGTATTTGCCAGGAAGAAATCAAAGCCTGTGAACTTGCCCGGTATTGCTATGGGCTTGTGTCCTAAGGATTGGAAGAACGCAATTAGCTGGTCTTCACGTTGCTTGCCAATGTCAAGACTCGTGTCGAATTCAGTCATGGACGCTCACCTCTACCCACGTCTCTTCTTCCTTGTAGGTTTTGACTTTTTCCTGCGAGACTTCGAGGGTGATCGCTTGAGGGTCATCTTCTGGTATAATGTCCGCAGCCCGGAGCGAATCGACAAGGTACTTGACTCCCCCAACGAGGTTGTCCGGGTCGCAGATTCTGACTCGTTTCGAGATAATGCGGACTCGATGGCGATCATCGCCTCCTTCTGCATTTCTCTCTTCTCTTTTACTCGCGCCCACCGATTCATACCCAGAAGTGTGTTCAAGGAAGGGGTTCGTTTCTTCACGCACAGCGTTATCTTTTCTCCCTTTTCCATCACTAATTGGCATTTATATTTCTTCCCACCAGGTTAATCTTGGATGCCATCTCCGGGTCGCATTCAAGCAAATCATGGATTTTATTAACAGTGTGAGATATGTTGCTATGATTTCGGTCGAAGACCTTGCCCAACTCTTCAACCTTATATCCTTGTTTGCGACTATAGAAGATTGCACATTGACGGGCTAAAGCCACATCCTGTGTGCGTTTCCTGCTTTCTATTTCTGCGACACTTACACCAAGAGTCTTGGCACATATCTCTTTAATATCATCAATGGATACCATGCATTCTCTCTGTGTATATATAGTGATGTCAGGGTCACTCTGATTATTCATATCCTCACCTGCCAATGTAGCCACTAATTGCTTCATCGCAGCATGAAGTACCACAACCGCGCCTTCAAAATTCTGATTACTGATATGATCTTCAGCATACCGCAGTACTTTATCCATTTCGTTTATTTTTAATCGATTAGCCATTCTTCACTGCTCCTTCCCTCAGTTCGTAACCATTTGTTAATTTCACGTTTATCCCATGCAAATCCACGTCCACCTCGACCAGTCCCTCCATCAATGATGTAACATGTTAATCCTTCATCCTCATGGAATTGATCCAGCGAGGTCTGCGATTTGAATCCAAGTAGTTTTAGTGCTTTCTTGCTGGTGATAAGATACTTCTTTGATCCTTGATTCCTGCCCATCATGCCACCTCCTTTTGATTAGCCCAACGCAAGGCATTGGAAAATTCATACATCGATATGGTCTGCCTGTTTCGGATCTTCCTAGTCTCAATGTTATGCTCCTTAATTATCTTGTAAACATAACTTCGACTGACACCGAACTTCTCGCTAGTCTTACTAATGGACAAGCGATTCTCTGTGAAAGGCGTGCCAAGATTTAATGTTTTAATATCATCCGAATAGCCCGGCCATACATCGGTACGCAAACATTCACCATAGATTTTAATCGCTTCAAGCACACGGGGTACTTCACGCTCAATATCATTGTTATCTATTGTGTAACATGCAGTTGCATATGGTGCAGACTTCTCGACAACCAAGAACACAAACTGCTTGGGTCTTTCTCCCATTGCTCGTAGTCCAGTCATGTAGAATGCAGCTTGGAATGCATATCCAAATTGACGAACGCTTTTGGCAAATCCTTTCTCGCTTGCATCCATCGTAGTCTTTAAGTCCAACACGATACCACTATCCTTGTTGTACACGTCAGGACGGACTTTGCATGGTGTGCCTTCGATGTCGAAGAACCCGGTATGTTCAATCAGACTGTTTGCATCATACAACAGATTCTTTGCCATTGGATGTTGCAACACACTAGCAGCTACATCCATGCACATCACATAATCGGATGGTGGTAACCATCGCTTGCCTGGGTTAGCATCCTCCATCTCTGCAAATGCTTCCTTGTATGCGTTCGTCCTGCTTGAGTTACCATCAATCTCTGCTGGTTTACATCCATACTCAGTATCAGTTAAGTGTGGTTCAAGCACTGCACTATGAATCATTCCACCATTCAATAGGGCAGGGCTACTTGGCGTGGGGAACTTCATCGAATGCTTCACCTTGAGTGGGCAAGAGCCGAGCAATTGTCTTGCTCGACTCGAACCCAACGCTGGATCAGCATGATAAGCCTCGTTAGTTATGCCATCTCTAAGCATCACCCACCTCCTCATCTTTAATTAAAACTACAGGAAAAGATGTTCTTTGTAGTTCATTAGAACCATTAGCAACCTTTGTGGTCATGGTAATACTTTGGTTAATGCACTTTAACTCTGGATAAGTAAAATGCACTTTCCTTGGATCACCACCATCATGTAAATACTTGTGGATTAAGTGGCTAATATGTAGCATGTCATCCACATTCTGTTTACTTTTCCTAAATGAGTACCTTACAGGCACTTGATGTATTTCTAATACCGCCATCAGAATGGTTCTCCATCTTCATCCACTTCAGCAGCGGGTGGTTCAAACTCTGCGAACGGATCTTCTCCATCAAACAATGCCGGAAGGTTAATCCTTTTCAGTTCTGCCTTCGCAATAGCTCGCAAATCATCATCCAACTTTTTGATTGGTTTCGGATTCATGGCATAGGTTGTGTCCAGACCTTCACCATTTCGTACAACACTAATGTCGTACTTTCGGCAGTCACCCCAATCCTCATCGTTAGCAAGCTGAAGTAACTCTGCTTGTAGTTTTGTTTGTGTCATTTCTAGAATCTGCACTTTGCTCTCTGCATAATTGTAAACCACAAACGCATAAAAACTGCGTGGCTTATCCTCAAATGCCTGGGGTGCTTCTTCACCTTCTGCCCAACGGATCGGACGCTTCTTGCCATCCTCTACTGTCCAGCCTAACGTTCCACATATAAAGCCTGGAGTAGGCTTATCATCACTACTTCCGATAATTCGGAACTTATTATCTCCCTGCTGAAATCTCATATAGTTTCCAGCGCCACCACCACCTTCAGAAGGTGATTTTATATTACTAGGTAAGAATGCCATAATATTATTTATTTTATGTTTATTGTATTTTATTGTTGCTTATTGTATTTTGTCATGCTTTTAGAGATGCATGAGCAAAACCCGTGAAAATCTAACTAAACCCTTGTCCCTACGCTTACACTCTGAAGTGCGTAAAACTATTAAGACCCTCAGTGAGGATACTGGTCTCCTCCAAGCCCAGCTTTACGACATGGTTCTTCGTGCAGCTTGTAAGACAATTTCTGATAATGGCATGAAGTTTGAGCTTCCGTTGAAGTTTGAGCTTCCAAAAAAGAAGTAAGTAATTCCTGCAAGTCTGCAATCTGTACGACACTAGGTCGGTCGGCAAATATCTCGACTGACCCATTTTCTTGTATGCGAAATTCTATACCATTATATACTGCTGTTGTTATCATAACTTTTTGTAGTTGAATGTAGTTTAAATTATTGTTTTTGCATATAAGTAATATGCATAAAAGGTTTTTAATTATGCGATCTTAGTCGCAGATATGGTAGGTAACCCACTGTATATTGCATCGGTCAATTTGGTATCCTTGTGACCTAACGCTTTACTTGCCGGATAAATTCCATTGCTTCGCATCAAACGATGTCCGCAATATTTCCTCAACAAGTGAACTGCAAATTTCTCTTTTACGCCACATTCTTCTTTTAAGAATTGTGCAAAACGTTCACGGATTTTTACCTGCGTGCAATTTAATATTAAATCATTGAAGTCACGCATCTCCATGATCTTGTCCCAGAATGTTGGATCGCATGGTCTGTCCTGAAAGTCACCACCACTTTTAGGCTTATGAATACGAATGCATTTATTGCCTTCGACATCCTCGTATAAATCACTCCACTTCGCTCGCCTCATTTCAGAATTACGCAAGCCCAATCCATACGCAAGAAGGTACGCTTTGTAAAATATTGGCTTAGTTGCGCGGACTGATTCACACTTCTCGATAATCACATTGATGTCATTGGTAGGTACAAATGACTTAACCGCTTTTTGTTTCACTATCATTGTTTGCCAATTGGCCATATGACTAGTCTCGATTCCTATCTCGTCATACCACTCGATCATGCCCCGGCTAAATAAGGACTTAGACAATTTTAATCTGTCCGCACCTTCTGGAAAGTTACGCAAAAAATGTTTAGGTAATGTCAACCCACTCTCAGGATGCCTGCCACCCAGATACCTTGTATCGAGATCTAGGCTCATCTCTAATTTTTTTAATACATACTTAAATGCGTTCGCACAATTTCTCTGAGTTTCATACTTCGGCACTTTGAAGGAAGTGCTGCGACAATCTTTGTAAGCATAAATTAATTCACTTAGCAGGATTGTCCGTGCTTGTGGTTTCTCATAATTCAGTACAATATTATTAGACATATTTTTTGGGGTATGTTGAAATATGCCCCTCTTGTCTAAATCTATTGTGTTTGTATGTAAAGTATTTATGTCTTTCTTGGTTAAGTGCATTTTTTTTGATTATATTTTTTTTGGTTTTCATTATCCCTTGCAAGTTCTATGATGAATTGCAAGTTATTGTCTAATTATCGCTAGTTAATATCCTTGATCTGACATCACAAAAAGCAAAAAATGTCTTAGTGTCAAATAAATTGTGTATTTTTTTTAAAATGATTAGGCAATGCTAGTAATGCAGACCAAAAAAAGCCACCCGGAGGTGGCTAGGTGCTGACACTCCTGCCAGCTAACTCAAGGAATTACTACGTCCCTTTTGTAAATACTAATTTAGTTTGAGTTATTTATTTTGTCAAGTCCTCCAAGGTATTTCCAATAGACCATATCTAATGGAGTACCTTGTAACATTGCACCTTTGTATTCTTTGTCTCCGGCTATAGCACTTATGTCTTGTGCTGCTCTATCAAACGCAGTTGTTGGTGGAAGTAATCCCTCAAGGAAAGCTTTGGCAGGCCCGTCTCTTTGTGCCTTCATTACTAAGTATCGATTGATACCAAGTAGTTTCCAAAGGTTGTTTTCTAGCAACTCGTCACGCTTTATTGGTCTACCATACAAAGTATCTTTAATCATGTCCGTACCTGCATTGGCAGCAGCAAAGACAGTTGCTAATCCAATCAAGCCTTTCATTCCTTTTGCAGCAGATTGTGCAGCAGCTTTCTTGTTGCCTTGGTCATACAACTCTTTTGCTTTTGCAATGTCTGCACCTGCTGCTTCTCTTGCCACATCAAATTGTTTTATAGTAAAAGTTTTAAGCATGTACATAATTCTTGCATTACCACTTTGGTTGTAAAACTTAGGCATCTCACCAAGTGTTGCAGGGTTAAGATCCAAGAACTTGTACCATATTAATTCCTCTACTGCTTTGGGTAATTGCTTGCTTGCTGGGTTGCTTTCTTGCAACTCCTTAACCATTTGTCCGGCGCGCTCACTACCAAATACAGGTGCAAGCTCATCACGCAATCCAGGTGCATCTCTCTTAGCTTGTGCCTTATACTTTCTCCATGATGCATTCATGGTAGTATTCTTTGCAAGTTGATCTAACTTTTTTAATCCAACTACAGTAAATACTTTATCAAGAGCTTTACTTAAACCATCCGTGCTTGTTGCGGAATCTATATTGTGATCTGCAAGGTTAAAGTATTTTACAAAATCAAAATTATCTTTCTGATTGAACAAGCTACGAAATGTATTATCGAATCCATTAAAATGTATCGAGTATGCAAGGTCACCAAGCTGGGTTATTGCAGATCCGAAGTTACCCATCACTTGCATGTAGTTTAAATTTTTTAAACCTTGTATGGCAGGACTTACAGTTTTGCCACTAAAGCGAGATTGTATAATGTCACGCAGTTTTTCAATATCCTCTGCTGTATATTTCTTATCACCCTGCAACATTCTTTTTGCAACTTGCCCGGCAAGAGATTCATCAACTTCCATCTTCATGCCAAGGTCTGCCCCTATCTTATCTGTACTTCCTTCAAATCCTACTTGCTTGCCTTGGTCTGATGGTTTTCCAAACAAGAATTTTTTACGCTCAGTTGCCATGACTGCACGCTCAATGTAATTCTTTAATGCATCTGCTGGATCTGCATAAGCATCGAGCATTTCATTATCAACCTTTTTGATACTTCTTGGTTTAAAGTTACCGGGTAATGCACCACCAGGTTGCATAGGAAAACCACGTAATACTCTACTTGTTACTTCTGCTGCTTCTTCTGCTGGTATTAGATCAACAGATTCGTATTTATGTTTAACACGATAATCTTCAAGTGCCTGCTCTACTTGATTTCTAGTATCACGAAAGTCATCATTATCATCTAAGAATTTCTTAAAAGACTTGTAGTCTTCTACCTGTCTTGGAAAGTAATCTTCTATATAACCAACTTCTATACCACCTTCCTCTCTTGCATAGTCCCTAACCTCGTTAAGTGCCTTGCGCATCTCATTAAGTTCTGACTTATCTGTAATACCCAAGTCATCAGTCATGCGAACTATGGCAACGTAGTCACCATTAAGTAAGTTTGTTTTAAACTCACGAAGTTTTTTCTTATCACCTTTTAGCCTTTTTGACATGGTGGTAACAAACGGAGATACACGATCAAGAAATTGCCTGGTTGTTTTATTTATTAAACGTTCATGTTGTCTAAAGGCATCTGTAAGCATTGGACTTATGTTCTTTAATTTGCGTGATAAAGGAACAAATGCATCACTTATAAAATCTTTTGCATCTGATGCTATTTTTTTAAATTGGTTTTGCCTAACATACATTGCTTTATCAGCAACATCTTGTATCTTTTCTGCTTTAACTGCATCTGGCTCAACCTTTGTTGGATTTGTTTTAGCCTGTGCATTTGCTTTTTTAAATGCGGGTGTCTTGCGAAACTTACGTAGTTGTCTAGCACCCATGCTTCCAAAAAGTAACGCCATTAACATAGGACTAAATCCTGCTTTCATTACATCACTCTCTTCATCTTGCGTAAGAGATCCAAGAGCCGCAGCACCTGTTGCAGCTACAGGTATTGCATAACCACGAGTCATACCTTGCTTAACATTTGTCAGCAATTTTTCATAATAACTTCCAAGTTTTTCTTCTGCCATCTTTTCAACTTTACTCATTGGATCTGCCTGTTTCATAGGACGATCCTTAAAAGTCATTGCTTTGGTTGGTTGGTCTGCACCACCTTGGTTACCACGCATGGCAGATTGCAGGTCAAGCACACCTTCCATGTTATTGCGCTTAAGCACCATTCTTTTTTCAGCAGCTAACTTAGCACGCTGTTTACCAGCACCTTTTCCTTTACCAAGTTTATGATCAAGTCTAGCTATACTCTCGTCAATCTCTTGCAATCTTTGACTATCTCCTAGACGTTGCACGCCAACTAACTTCTGTTTCGTTAAAGCACTTTCATTTTGTGCAATTAATGGCTTGAATATTTCATTCTGCTGGGCAAGTTCTTCATCAAATGCTTTTTGAATATCATCCATTTGTTTGACTGCGTCATTAAATACAGGTTTATCTCCTAAAATACTTTGACTACCACTAGGTTTATTAAATGATGGTTTCGAAAACGCCTCTAATGCACCTCGCTCCATTGATGGTGTATCAAATGACTTATCACCTAATAGTGGTCGTTTAGATATTGCACTTAGTGTTTCTTCTACTTCTTGAAGTAATTTACTTTCTGTAACTTGCAATATTTCTTCAGCAGCATTTTCTGGATTTTTAATAGATGTAAGCTCAGTTGTTTTTAACGTATCTATCAAAGGATTACCAACACTTGCATTCTCGATACCTCCTTTATCTTTAATATTAGAAGCAAGTGCATCCTTTACTTCTGGTCTTGTCATGCCAGGTTTTAAGTCCACTCCTGTACCATCACTTAAAAACTTAGCTTCCACCGCACCTAATCCACCACCAAACACACCACCAAAAAGTAGAGTACTTGCTATCTCTTCTTGAGTTGGCGCTCGACCTTCATCTATGTATGTCCTAGCTGCAAGTTCACCTGTAGCTAATGCCGCACCCTGTGCGCCTCGTGTTGCAACTCTTCCTGCTGTACCCATACCAGCAAGCCTACCTACAGGTACTGCACCAAATGCAGTTGCTGCTCCAAGTTCTCCTAATCCAACATCATCTTGCAAACCTCTGCCTATGCGATATTGCTGCGATAAATAATTACCTAATGCAGATCCACCTGCACCACCTGCCATTCCACCAAATACACCACCAAGTATTGCAGGAACAACTTCAAGACCAATGCTTGCAGCAGTTTCAAGACCTGTTGCCTCTTCTCGATATGGTTGCTCTGCTCCAACTATAAAATCGCCATAACCTTGATCCAAGGCTTCACCGATTGTCATTGTTTGAATAGCCATTATTGTAAGTAAATATTTGAATTAGGATCGTTAAAAATATCTCTTCTTTGCTTTGCCCTTTCTGCTGCTTTTTTCCTACCAGCTTCAATGTTAGCCCTTACTGCCGGGATATTTTCAATAGATTGTTTTAAGGAGTAAGGTTCGGATTGGATACTTGCTTCATCAGGTACATTGACCTGCACCTGTTGTTCTCGTAAAAGATTTTGAGTTGATAACTCTAATGTTTTAAGTTGGGCATCTAAATCTCCTGCTAATCCCGTCAAAGGATACTTGTCAGAGTCTTCATTATGTAGTTCAAGGTATTCACTAAACTTCACTCTTTTACCTTCACCAGGCACTTGAACATTTTGAGATAATAATGTCCCTTGCAATTCTGCAAGTGGTTTAAATTTTTCTTTAAAAGTGGGACTTGATTCATTTGCGGCAGTTATCAAATCTGCCATACCTTTATTCCGAATGTAACTTGCATAAGCTTTTGTATGCTCAAGTTTTGCTTTATTGGCTTCTGACAATGTCTTAAGGTCATCTGCCTTCATTTGAGCTAAACCTTCAATACCAACTATATCCATAAGTTGATTTTCAACATCTAGTTGCCTAGACTGAACTCCTTGTTGTTTTAAAGTAAGACTTGTCTGACTAGGTAAACGCTGTTGGGTTGCTTCATCTTGCATTACAGAAGTTTCGTTGCGTGCAATAGTTGCTTCCGTTGTACTTGGAAGTACCTTTGCCTCGCTTGCCATTTTTGCACTTTCAAGTTCTCTCTTTTGATCACCAAGTAGTAAGTCTTTTCCTCTTTCTTTAAGTGTTAATAAAGCAACCCGTGTCTTCTCGTCTTTAATTGCTTTAAGCTCTTCTAAAGATATTTCACTTAATAAAGTACCTAACTCTTTTTGCTTGTTTCCTAATTTTAGGTTTTCAACAGTAAGATCCTCAGTTCTTTTTGCTAATCCCAATGCTTGCTTTTGAGTTTCACGATTGAGCATTTGATTTTGCATTTGATTAGATAATGTTACATTTTGCATCAACTGCTTACCTAGTTCTGTGCGCTCAGTTAGTGAGACATCAGGATTATTCAACTGCTCTTTCATTATAGCGTAACGATCAGCTTGCGCAGGATCTTGCTCAGAAAGCATATCAAGTAAATTGCTCTGCCCTTTTATGAAAGCTTGGTTCTTCTTCTGCTTCTCCTTATTAAGCCCATATTGCTGAATCATTCCTCCAATCTGTTGCCCCAAATTCGCAAACATTTGCCCTTGCGCACGTCCTGCCTCCATGATGGGTCGAGTATCGACCCGTGCCAGCGCTGATCCGTAATTTCCGCTAAAGAATGGTTTTGCCATGATTATTTGTCTCCTATTTTAGAGTCTTAGTAGTTTTTTCGCACCCATACCCGTTGCCATTCCACCAATACTGCCAATCATATTCATCATACCTGCATCTCTAGTTGCATCTGCTGCAACTCGTGCATTGTACATATTTGCAGCGTTAGTAGCTTGATTCTGTATAAATCCTAAACCGCTTTCTGGGTTTAAATATTGTGGTGCTGAGTTAAGTCCGTAGCCAGCTTGTCCAAACACAGATTGCCCGGCTTGCAAGCTTCCTCCTCCTCCTCTGCCAAGTACTGCTTGAAATGGATCAAGAGTAGATTGGTCTTCTAGTGCTGCAAGTCCTCCAGCAGCTTGAATATATCCAAGAACACCTGATTGCTTTAATTGCTCGTTTAAGCGTTGGGCATCCATTGTTGCACCTACATCAAACTGACTTGCTTGCTGGCGATTTTGTGCGTCCCGTAATGCACCCTGTTGCGCTGACTCTGCGCCATAAAGTGCTGCTTGTTGCTGGGCTTGTTGGTTTGCCATTAAGCGAGCCTGGTTAAGTTGTGCTTCAGATAATTCTTGACCTAACCCAGCTTCAAGATTTGTAGCGCGAGCTTGTTGTGTAAAACCAGCATCTGCCATTGCTTTTTGCTGTGCCAAATTTGCACGCAACTGCTCTTGCCCTAGACCAGCTTGTAATCCACTTTCCTGCCTTTGTTGCTCGCTTGCTAAGTTAGCTAGGTTAGCTTGCTGTGCAAAGCCTGCCTGTGCTTGTTCTCGTCCTAGTCCAGCTTGCACGCCAAATTCTGCTGCTCGATTGCTTGCTTGTTGGTTGGCAAGTGCAGCGTTTAGAGCTTGCGTAGATCCAAATTCTGCTGCTCGGTTAGTTGCTTGCATATTAGCAAACTCTTGTGCTTGTTTTTGTTGTGCAGATAATGCTTCTTGTGACAGACCTGCTGCCATACCAGCTTGTAATGCTTGGTTTTGTGCAGCTTGGTTCGCAAGTTGCGCTTGCATATCCTGCCCGGAAGAATACTGAAGCGCTTGGTTCTGTGCTGCTTGATTTTGCATACTAGCTTGCAAAGCACGTCCTAAATCAGATTCCTGCAACCCTGCTTCTTGCCCTAGTGCCTGTTGTGCAAATACCCGGTTTTGCATTTTGCGTGCGTTGTCTTCAGCAACCCTTGCTTGCGCTTCAGCAATTGCACCTTGCTGATCAAATGTTCTGCCCATCATGGTTGATCTTGCACGTGCAGCTTCCGCAATTTGTCGCTCCTCACGATCTGTCAATCCTTGGTCAAGTCCAGCCTCTGCATCTGCCATTAATCTAGCACGCAAACTATCTGCTTGTATTTGACCACCATCTAAGCCTGCAACTGCACTATACCCTCTACCCTGTACATTTGCAGATGGCGCGTAGGATGTTGCTGCACTCAAAGCTAGTGGATCTGCTGCTTGTGCTGCTGTGTATCCAGAACCTTGCACATTCGCAGATGGTGTGTAAGTTGTACCAGCGGTTAAGGTCTGCCCGGTAACTGGGTCAATTGCATCGTAACTTGTGTCAGCAGTTAAGGATAATGGATCACCAACTGTTGCTCCTGTCATACTAGGAGATACACTCAAATCAACAGGCGTGTCTAGCGTTGCTGCATCAAAAGTTTGTCCTCCTACCTCTCCACCAAACGTTGAACCTGTTGGTACTCCAATTGCCCCTGCTCCCGTTAATGCGTTTCGCTGCGATTCTAGTACTGATCTTGCAGACTCAAGTGCTTCCTGAGTACCTGGCTTGTAGTCTTCCATTATATCCTGGTATGTACCAGACAAGCGAGCAACATCTTCCAAATCACGCTCACGTTGACGAGACAAGTTGCCTGCTTGGATGTCCTCGCCAAACGCAGAAAGTCCTAAAAACTCACCATCCTTCGTGTAACCGGCAGACCGCCCTAAAGACCCAAAAGTTTCGGGCAATTCTTTACCTTCAGCTTTACCGAATTCTTCATAGTCACTTTGTCCAAACTCTTCGATTGTGCGGGTGTCACCTTTTGCTTTTGCAATTTCAAATGAGCGAAGGATATCGCTATTTTGCCGAACATATTGCTCGTAATCGGGTCGCATTCCTTGAAGTTCACGCTTGTCTCCGATCAAGTCAACCATGCCGTCTCCTGTGCGCTGGGTAGGTAGCGTGGTTACTTCTGTTGTGCCTGCTTTTGAGGCATCTTGTATTATGTTACCATCTGTGTCTTTTGCGTAGATTGGTGCGCCTTCACCTGCTGAAATTTGATAGTTAACAGAAGAACGTCCATTTCCTTGTCCTTCAGTAGTACCTGAAAGATATCCACTGCCCTTAAGATTAGTAGCAAACTGTGATTTTACTTCATCTGGGACATTTTTTAAATCTTGTATTTTATTATTAAGTTTAGTGCTTAGTGCTTTTGGGTCATAAGAAGCAAGAGTTTTGCCCTGATTATCAATAGGATCATAAATTGGTGTTTCCTCTACAAAGGTCAATAACTTGCCTTCTGGTGAATATAATTCAAATCTAACTTTATTTGACCCTTTACTATTAAATCCTTCTACAAAGCTTTTGGTATCTCTGTCATAATTTTGTACTGATTGCTTAATCTCATATCCAGGTGCTTCCTCTCTTCCAATTACAATACGTCCATTAGCATCATAAGTTACCTCTTGCTCTCCTCCACCTGTAGTACTACCAAGCAAAGTCTGCCTGAGTACATCTGTGTCTGTCTGTGCAGTCTTCTTGCGGACTGATTCTTCGAGTGGAAGCAAAGATTCAAGTGAACCTGTACTTGCAAAGTCACCTGTGCCTTTCAGTAATTCTACTTGCGCTTTAAGTGCGTCACGCATTCCTTCGCCATATGAAGGCTGACTCGGCTGATTGTAAGTATCTCCACTCATCTTAGTTTTCTCCTTTGAATTTTGTTAAAATTATACCACTTGACATCTTTGTTTTTTGTCACTCTTGACCAACCTACAAATGGAAGAGGGTATGGGATTTTAGAAATAAAATCAGATATGGAATTTTCTCCTACTGCAAATCTAACATACCATGCGTCTGGGCAAGTTACATTCCATTGCGTGTCTGGAGTGCCGTTGTCTTTTCTTACTGCTTTTCCAAACATTAAACTGTGTGGTGTGATAAACACATATCCACCAAGCGTGGCGTATGCTGCAATATCTTTCATTAGATCATCACCAATCTTTTCATAAAACTTTAATGCTTCTATGAAAGGACTCATGTAATTTCCTTTGTTGGAATATCTGCGTCTTCTTTGAGTAACCATAGAGCAAACATTCGATGTATCCCATCTTTCACTTTTCCATCTTTTAAAAGGATTGGTTCTTTTATGCCGTTTTCTTTTATGTCCTGTGCAAGCACAAATAAAGGCAAGCTCTCACGAGCAACACGATTCCAATCAATGTTGTATGGGCCAGCCTCAAATAATTCGTTTAATTTCATTATGAAATTGTCGCTCCTAATGCGACCACTTTCCAATTTGATCCATCACTCACTGCGACTGTTGCAGCACCTGCGTTTCCATCTGTTACGTAGATCATTTGTCCGGCTGGAGATGCGGATGGCACACCTTCAATGGCGTATGATTTGAGTGTCATAATTGCTCCACTAATTTCATCAATTGTAACAGTTGGTTTACCAAGTTGATTTAAATTGGTAGAGGTAATATCCACACCTGTTTCATATGTAAAGCCTGGCGTAACTGTTGCAGTGATTGTCATTATGCAACTTCCCTTCTTGCTGCTGCCCCTACCCCAATTGCTTCTAATGCAAGATGTCTAAAGCTCGGTCTGCCTGCGGTGACATTGATCTCAACATTTGCCCCATACCCACGGGTACGACCCGTACCAAAGCGGAAGAGTGCTTCTTCTGTTCCGTCTGCTGTGTGGCTCAAAACTGTGGTGCTAGAGTCCGGGTCAAGTGTGTTGACCTTGATGTTAAATGCATCGTTATTGACTGTGTTTGCACCCACTTGACCACGCTTCCATGATTTCACTCCAATGTCTCCAAATGTGAATGAGCGTGATACAAGTTTACCTGCAATAGCAGTTGTGCCGGATTCGCTTGTACTTCCTATCTTGCGACCAGAATCATCTATGGAGTTTTCTTCCATGAGGTAAAACCCGGTGTCATTACATGCGAATAATCTGCGTCTTGTTGGTGCAGATCCGTGGGAACATACTACCCAATCATCAACATGGAATGCTAGACTACCTGACATTGCCGGATAGGAATCAACACTTGTCCAGGTAGATGTGAGCAGATTAAATATAAATATCTTGTTTGGTACTGTTGAACTACCTGTTGGTACGGCAAGATAGTATTTGTTGTCATACACCACACCACATGCAGTATCTGCTGCTGCGAAGTTAACCTCATCAAATTGATCCTGTATGGGTCTGGTCATGGGTATGGTTTCGCCACTTATTTTTGAAATAGCTACTCCAAGTCCCTTTCCTGGATCAGTACCAGGTGACAAGACGATGACCCCATTGTCTGATAGGAAAAATGTTTGTGGGCCAGACTGTGCGATTGATTTACGTGCCACACATCCATGCTGACGAGTAATCTCGTAAGTGTTAGCTGCACTTACTGTCGCAATATTATTTATCATATGGATGGATGACCTTGTAAACACGATCAACTGATCTTCTTGATAAGGCATGTATCCAATTATTTGCCCATTTGCTGTTCCTCGATTGATTCTAAATTGCGCGTCTGAAGGAGTGAACACATCAGTCGAAAGCAAATTACTCATCAGTACAGTATAAATAGAATCTGTGGGTTGTGGGATTATTAAACGATTGCGAAAAAATATACCAAAATCCGTGTTTGGACATTGAATGTTCCCACTACCTGGACTTGCATTTGCTTTGACCACAAAGTCATTGCTTACATCTCCATCCCATTCAAGTGGTGTTTTATTTTTACCACGAAACAAGATGAGTTTTTCTAATGCCTGCACAAAGCTCGCGCCATCTGCCGTGGCCACAACTTCACTGCCTGGATAATCAATGTCGATGCCTGAGTTATTTGCATCATTCCATAGGATTACTTTATCCTTAGTTGCAACTGCAATGTACTCATTTCCTGTTGCAGGATCTGAATAAACCGAAGCACAAAATACCATTTCATTCGTGCCATTATAACTAAGTGTAACTGCACCAGCCAAGAAATCTATACCTTTGCGTACCTCTGCAAGGTCACCAATCAAGCGCATATTCTCGCTTGTCTGTACAAAGCCCGGTTCTAAACTTGTTGCTTCTTGGTAACTATCAATACCACGAAATCCACGATCCCCATCTTGAAGAACTTGGTCATCTAGTCTGCCTGTTGTGCGATAGCGTGCCATTCACTTGTTCTTTATTTCTTGGTAGAGTTTTCTACCCATGTACACAATGGTTATGATACCTGCGATACATCCAAATAAACTATCAAGATGAGACAGACCAAAGGTGGCAACTGTACCACCCATACCTAAGATTGCAGTACGATCTATCATTAGAACAACCAATCTAAGATGATGATGCCAACAATTAGTCCTACGAATACAGTTAACATTTGTGCTTTTTTTGACATGTCCAAGAACTTGTCACGTAATATTTCTAAATTTCTCATGGGTTACGGGAAGGTGGTTTGACAGGAAATGGTGCGCGAGTAAGGTGTTTTTCTGCTTCTGTTTTTGAGCATTGGCGAGCAGTGCGTTTGGCAATGAAGATTGGTATGGCAAGGTAACATCCTAGCAATACTGCTGCTCCAATCAGAATTTTTTTCACGTAAGATGTAAATTCAGCAAATCCACTTTTATGTTCTTCCATACCTTGTGCGACAAGAGCAGATACATCTCCGTGTGAAAGTGCTTCAATAGTTTCCTCTGCTTCTATGAGGGCATCTTTGTTCTTAAGCGCCTCTCCAGCTAGGACACCTGCACCAGCAGATAGTCCACCAACTAATGGGCCACCGATACTTCCGGCAGCACCACCAGCTAATCCTCCCATCAATGGGTAGGTGGAGCGCAAACTGCACCCTGTTAGGCAGATAAGCAAAAGGACTATGGTAGTGTAAATCATTCGGGTGGGAAATTAGGGTCAGTCCATTCGCTAGTTGCTAAAATAGTCAGTATTTCAGAATGAGTGTAAGTATCCTTGCCATAAAGAAAACGAGGTTTTGCACCATCATACTTTACAAATGTTTTAGTGTTAGCTGGACTCACATTATATCTGATTGTATCTGAACTAGTCTCCTCCACTTGATCAAAGTCCACGGAGTCTACTTCGTCCGCATTTATTATTACATATTTTCTGCTCATAATTTATTAAGATGGTACATCGGTTGAAAAGGTCGGGCCGTTGGTAAGTGTGCCGTTGTTACCTCCACTACCTTGGTCTGTGATAGTCGTTCCCGTTGCACCGTCATTGTCTCCCATTCTCCACCAACCAACGGGGCTAAAAGTGGAAAGGTCACCAGGTATTCCATTCGTTCCCCCACTTCCTCCATTTTCCTCACCTTTATAAATGTTAGTAATTTGTGATGACGATAAAACAGAGTCGAACACGGAAAATTCATCAATTAACCCCGAAAAAGGTACAAATCCAACTGAGGTCATAGTACCTGTGCCGCCAGCAAAAGTTAAGCTTGATGCCATTGTAGCTCTACTTAAAGTACCTGTCCCATCGCTCGATCCGTTTAAGAATATTTCTACATCGTTCCCTGAAAAAGTTACTGCCCCATGATACCACGTGTCAGCAGAAAGTGTAGTTGATCCGCTAACCCTAGAAAAATAAATTTCAAAGCTGAGTTTAGAGTTTAAAATCTGCACAACCCTAGATTGACCACTTGCAGCATTTCCCCAGCCACACATAAAGTCGTATCCAGCTAAAGCGTTAGATGTAGGTTTAAACCATACCGATATTGTGAAATTAGTGTCTAAGGAAATGGCAGATGTACCCATCAAAAGGTAGTCATCCGTACCATCAAAGCTTACGCTGTATTGGTTTGCGAATGGAGTGCCTCCACCACCAGATGTTCCACTACTAGTAGCAGACTTACCTCCACCTAGTCCAAGACCAAGCGATATGGTCGAACTTCCCATCCTAGATATTGTAGGCTATTACAGCACCACTTGTTAAAGTAATGCTCGTAAAGTTTCCGTAGAGGCAAGTGCCAGCAGATAACGTGGTTGCATCCTGCCCGGTGCAAATATCATCCAGGTTGGTGATGTTACTCACTTGGGCTGCAAGCACTGTGTCTTCTGTTGCTTGGATCGCAAAGAATTTACCTGTATGTGCCGCAGTATCATTAATGTACTCGCCTCCATTTAGTCCTAAACCTCTGTATTCTGATGCCATAATGTTTGTTCCTTCTATGCCGAACTAACGGCAGTTGTTCCGTACGTAATTATTTGTAAAGGGGTTGTTTGCCCCTCTTGTCTCTCAAGTTTGTCCAACTCGGTTTGTATGATTTGTTCCGCTTGTTGGTAAATAACCCCTGCTTTTTCGGTCTGGCCGTCTGCCTGTAACCAATCTCCGTAACTTCCCACTACCGCATACTCGCTGAATATGTATGGGAAGTCACTTGCTCCACTTGCATACTCTGGAAAGGGTGCGCGATAATAAACCCATACAGGTGCGGTTGAACTGCGATCTGGTAGTATTGCTTCTCCGTAATCACTTGCACCTGTTACATATACATTCTTGTATGCGATGTCAGATATTGTGCCACTACCATATGGGTCATTCTCAGTGACCCGGAATATCTCGCTAATCGTTGTGCCAAAATCAATGTAAGTAAGCATACTTGCAGTTGCTGTTGCTCCACTTCCACCACCACCACTAAAACTAATGGTGGGTATGCCTGTAAATCCTGTGCCATTGTTGGTCACTGCAACTCCATTTACTTCTCCATCGCTATTAATAGTTGCAGTGGCTGCTGCACTTGAGCCTCCTCCACCACTAAATGCAACAGATGGTGCAGAGGTATAGCTCGCTCCTCCACTACCAACCTGTACGCTTCGTACACGCACATCTGGTATGACTTGCGTTATACGTGATACAAATGGCCATGCAGTTCTGTCCCACGCCAATTTGCCAAAGCGATTGAAACTGCGTACAGCAGCAGTTGTTTCAGCAGTAAGGAATGAATCCACGCCAACCATACTTACTAGGTTGGTCAACATAGTGCTTACTGCTGCTCTTCTCATGCGAAGCTTGGTTTGTCAAAACCTCCAGATACGAAGGTCTTCTTAGAAAATGATTTGGCTTTAAAGCTAGGATTATCACGTAGCATTTCATTAACGAACGCCTTGTCTCCCCAACAGCCCTTTTTATATTGATCCCAACGGAAGAACTCACGGGCAGGTATAGTCGCTTTTAACTGACCAAGTCCCTCAACCTGTCCACCAAGTTGATTCTCTTTTCCAACTTCTATCTCACGTTTCTTTGCTTCGTACTTTTCCAAGTCTACTTCGTAACGCAAGTGCTTCTCCAGGTTCTTCATAAACTGCGTTCCGTTGCCCTGAGATGCTTTCCACTTTGGTATGAATATTTCTGCCATGATAAAATGATGTGGAAAAGGGAGTGACCCGCATTGCAGATCACTCCCCAAATCCTAATTGCAATTAAGCAAATTGACCAAGGTCAACGATACGTAATCCGATAACAATCTCTCCAGCAGTTGCTGATGCAATCGCTGCGTCTGTTACTTCCAAGATAACGGAAGTTGCGGTGTTTGTTCCACCGACAGGTTGTGATTGTCCACCTGTGAATGCGTCTCCTGTGTTGAAAACAGGTGCAGACATTGCGTCTACATCCAAGGCATCGATAAACTCATCCGGATCACCTGTTGATGTTCCTACGTCAATGACGAGGGAGGTTGTACCTGCAAATGCAACACTTTCGTACACACCTGCCATTTCAACTGCACCACCTGCGGGTATAGTTGCTATGGTCAATTGTCCACCATTGCCGATAGTTTGAAGGTCTTCAAAGGTAGCGGTGTACACATGTGTGAAACCACGTCCTGCTTCATTATTTGATAATTCTGGCATATCTTAAATCTCCTTTATGTTAAGTGTTATCAATTAAAAAATCCGTGTGCTTTTGGGCTATTGCAGACCAAACCACAAATTACATCAACGAAACCTCTGCGCCCGCCTCCTTGGTCTTCCAATTCAGTAACTGATTCGGATTTCAAGGACTGCATACCAATGTACTCAGGATCAATTAAGAGACCTGCATCAGCGTCAACTGTGTCAGAACCACTCGTGCGATTTATAAACAGCGAACTTGCGATCGCAACTGAACCAAAATCACCCTCATATAAATTAACTGAAAGCGTGATCTTCTTAGACTCAGCATCCTGGTTAACTTGATATGTGTTACGAGTTGAAGAAGACACTCTTGAAAAGTCAGAAATCTCTCTCTTCAGACTTGGGCCTGCAAGTAAGGTCAACTGTCCACCAGGCATTCCGTTAGCTTCGTAAAGTTCTTGAAGAACATTATTAAAGGTTGTTTCGGTTTGCGTGGCAGTAGTGTCATTAGCAACATTTTGATACTCGGCTGGTACGTCAGAAGGTTGTCCACCTACTCCTAACCATTTGAGAAGTCCACGAGTCTTGTAAGGTGCGCCTGCTCCAGAGTCTGCTTGACGATCTTGTGAAGAACAAAATGCAGATTCAATTGAACGTTTGATTTGTCTTATACTCTTAGACTCGGCCAATGCCATTTCGTTTGAAACTCCGGCTGTATCTACAAGCTCTTGAATATCAGATATTTGGAACGTGTCCCTAAATTTCTGCACATAATTTCCAAGACGTGCGCGGTTTGCAGTTTGGTTGGTGAAGCTTGAAACGTCTTCCCCTTCACTAACTCCAGAAAATTCTGGCGATAAAAGTGAGTCGGCCTGCCATTCGAAGAATGTTGCAGATGCTTTTCCCTTTTTTGCCATAGAAATCAGAGGGCAGGCCTCCGGCTCTAGAATCGTGATTGTTGACATTATGTCCTCTTTATTTCCTACTGTATTATAGCTACTAGCTTTTGCCATATCTATATCCTCCTAATTTTGTTTAAATTATTTAACGATTGCTCGCTTTAGTTTTATGTAATGTTGGTAGTCTGCGATATTACCTGACTTCTCAAATTTAGCATGAGCAGCCTGTATAGCCTTCTTATGTTTACTTCCCTCGGATCTTGGTTTACTTGCCCCAGCTTCTGCACTTGCGACAGGAGCAGTGGGTTTCTTCAATTTCTTCGGTTGACCTGCATTAGCTTGTCTTGCTTTCACTGCCTTTAATCCTTCCACCATAAGCCCAAGAGCAAAGTTGCTGTTGGGTAGGTGTTCGACTAATGGCTTGTAAAGCGGACTTGCTTTTACCTGCATGAACATTTTGTAGTCCTCACTTTCTCCATCACTGAGGAACTCAAAAGTTTGGGCTGCTTG